GACTTTGGCGGTAATATAAGAAGTGCTTTGTTTGAATTGGCAGATTATGGGGAAAACTTTATCCTCACACAAAGAATAGTATCAACAATTCAATCTAATGAACCTAGAGCAAAAGTAATGGATATCATCACTCTAACAACAGACGATTATAAAAATTCTGTTGATGTGACAATAATATTTAAAGTAAGAAATACATCTGAGGTGGTTCAGTTAACCACAAATCTCGCAAGGTTAAGATAAATGGCAACTACAATAAATTCAACAGCACTAGATATTAATAGTATAAAGAACAATCTAAAGGATTCTCTTAGAAACTCTGGTGAGTTCGAAGACTTTGATTTTGAAGCATCAGGAATATCGAGTATTCTTGACGTACTTGCCTACAACACACATTACAACGGTCTTACCGCAAACTTTGCGTTGAACGAATCATTCTTGAGTACGGCACAACTTAGAAGTTCAGTCTTATCTCTTGCAGAGGGTATAGGGTATGTTGCTGATTCCAGAACCTCATCACAAGCAACTATAAACTTATCTCTTGTTGTTAGTGGTAGTGGTGTGATTGCTCCACCCCTTATTCAAATAAACGAAAACTTTAAATTTAATACTACAGTTGATGATGAGAGTTATATATTTCAAACTCGTGAAGATATAAGCGCAGTGAATAATAATGGTAATTTTATTTTTTCAGATATATCCGGAGAAACAAATATAAAGATTATAGAGGGTCTGCAAAGAACAAAAACATTCATAGCATTGAAGGCATCTAATAATCCTATCTATGTTATTCCAGACAAAAATATGGATATGTCTACTGCAATAGTAAGGGTCTATGATTCAGCAACCTCATCAACATTCACTACATATTCTAATATAGTAAATGCTCAAACAATTAATGAAAACTCAACACTTTATATATTACGCGAAGCACCAAACGGAAACTTTGATTTATCTTTTGGTAATGGTGCCACACTCGGTAAAGCACCTAACGTTGGTGCAAAAGTAGAAGTAGAATATATCTCAACCAATGGTAGTGCCGCGAATACTGCAAACGTATTTGCAGCATCACAACAGGTATTCATAAATAATGTTGGATACACTCTTTCTGTATCAACAGTATCAAACGCTGTTGGTGGTAGTTCAAAAGAAGGTATAGAAAGTATTCGTAAGAATGCTCCATTCCAATACGCATCACAGAATAGAATGGTAACTGCTGCAGACTACTCTGCGTTGATACTTAAGAACTTCTCAACATTCATTAGTGATATACAATCCTTTGGTGGAGAAGATGCATTAGAACCAGAATTTGGTGTGGTGTTCGTTTCAATACTCTTTAATGATGAGGTTATAGAATCAGGGCAAGATACATCAGTTAAAGAAGATATCCTAGATTTAGCAGAGCAATTATCTGTTGCCTCATTTGATGTTAAGTTCGAAGACCCCATAAAGACGTTTATTGAAGTTACAACCTTTTTCCAATTCAATGACAACTTAACTACCCTTTCTAGGAATACAATAGAAGGAGAGGTTAATGTAGCGATATCAAATTACTTCACAAACAACACTGGTAAATTTGGTCAATCATTCAGAAGGTCAAACTTATTATCTTTGGTAGATGCTACAAGTGCCGCAGTATTATCATCAAGACAAGAAATAAAAATGCAAAGAAGGTTCACACCTACTCTCACAGCAATACAAAATCATACACTTAGATATGCTGCACCTATAGCAGCACCAGACGATGAATTTTATAGAGTTACTTCTGACCCATTTTTATTTAAAGGGAATGTTTGCATAATACGAAACAGATTAAAGTCAAATGTTCTTGAAATATTTAACAGTAATTCTGGTACAGTAATTATTGATAATATCGGAGACTATTCTAATGATGTAGTAAGGTTAGTTGGTCTACAAGTTGACTCTTTAACTTCAGGCGATTCGTTTATAAAACTGAGTGCAGTTCCTGCAAATCAAAGTGCAATATCTCCTTTAAGACAAGACGTTTTAGTTTTAGATAGTGCCAAAACTTTCACCAAAGTTGTTGACGTACTAGATGGAGTTAATACTTAATGTCTACAAATAAGGACATAACACTTTTAGATTATAATAGGAGAGAACTTTCTTTACCTAAATACTCTGTAAAGGAAATCCTTCCAGAGTTTTTTCGCACTGAGTATCCTAGATTAATTACTTTACTCGACCAATACTATCATTTTGAGGATTCAAATTCATCCCCATCTAAACTTGTTAATGAACTTTTCAAAACAAGGGATATATCTCAAACAGACTTAAACCTCCTTTCATTTATTGAAGATGAATTGTTATTAGGTCAGTCTTTCTTTGAAGGGTTTCAAGATAAACGTGCAGCATCAAAGTACTCTAATATATTATTTAGGTCAAAGGGTACAAAGTATTCTATACAACAATTCTTTAGAACATTCTTTGGTATAGACCCCGACATTATATACACAAAGAAAAACATATTTAATGTTGGTGATAAAATTGGAACTACTAGTGAAAAGTATATAACAGATAACAAGTTATTTCAAAGACATGCAATACTTATTAAGTCAGAACTCACTCAAGATAAATGGAGAGATGTGTACAAACTTTTCGTTCATCCTGCTGGAACTTACTTAGGTTCAGAGATACAAATAGTAAGCACAACCTTAGATACTATACTTGCTCCGGATGTGATTGTTGCACCTCCCCCACCATTCGCTGTTCATAATCAAGCATCCTTTGCTGCCTCTGCATTTATAGACCATACTTCTATTGTAACAGATACTGCAGCAGATGGGTCAACAAGTACAAGTAGAATACGACCTGAGATTGTAAGTATGATATTCGACGGAACGAGCGGTATTACTATTGAACAGATAAATAATCAGTATGGAAGTTTACGTGAAGCACAACTCGCAACATCACCAACCTTTGATGATGATAGTATTGACTTCTCAAATGACTTTGCATTCGAAACATTAGACCAAGGTAAACACGAATAATTGAAAATATAAGTCAATAACTATTATAAATAGAATAAAGAATTAGGAATATTATAAATGGCAAAACAAATATTAAATAAAGGAAGTTCAGCGAATGACGGTGGTGGCGATACACTTCGTCAAGGTGCGCAAAAGATTAACGAAAACTTTACTGAACTCTATACAATATTAGGTGGTGATAGTTTAACTAATGCCGTAAGGTTTAATGCCACTGGAGTAGAGTTTGAGGGTAGTGGTAATGATGATGATTACGAGACAACACTTACTGTAGTAACTCCAACCGCAGATAGAACGATTACTCTTCCTAATGTAACGGGTACAGTTACTCTCAATGCTGCGACTCAAACACTTACGAACAAAACATTAACGAATCCTATATTAAGTCCTACTGCAACTACTGCGGGTAAGATAGAATTCTTAGAAGGTACAAACAACGGAACAAATAAGGCAACTCTGATTGGACCTGCTTCAACTGCAGATGTCACAGTAACCTTACCTGCCGCAACGGATACCTTAATTGGTAAAGCAACAACAGATACACTTACTAACAAGACACTAACAACTCCTACAATAAACTCACCTAAGATTGGTACTGAGATACAAGATGCAAGTGGTAATGAACTCGTTGAGATAACCTCGACAGGAAGTGCGGTAAATCATTTCAAACTTACAAATGCCGCAACAGGTGATAACCCTACTTTAGAAGCGACAGGTTCAGATAATAATGTTGGACTCAATGTTACGAGTAAGGGAACAGGACTTGTTACCGTAACAACAGGTTCTGCATTCTCATCAGGCACTTCTTCAATTATTACTGAAGGTAATGGGCATGTAATGTCTTTGTCTAAAACTACACATATTTTTAATAGTAGTGCAGGTGTTTATGCTTCTTCTCTTGCAAACGGTACACAAGGACAAATAATATTCATTATAAATAAAAACTCGAGTACAGTAACAATAACTCCTGCCACTTTTGGTGCAGGAACATCAATCGCATTAGCGCAGCATAAGACCGCAACTCTTATGTTTGATGGAACTCAGTGGCAATTAATATCAACACATGGTGGAACGGTAGCATAAAATGGCAATATTAACAAATAAATTTAAAAGAGATACTATAGGGTTTGTCAAAACTGATTTTGATGGTGCATCAAACCATTACTTTATTGGTATAGGTAGGTCAGAAGATTGGAATTCAACAGACACACTTATTGCTGCAGAAAATACAGATTATGAAGAAAGATTATTTAGAAATTCTCTTCAATCTATTAAGAAAGTGGCAGATACAGACGCAACGTTTGTTATTGAAAGACATAACTGGACTGCGAATGCTAAATACTCTGCATATAGTGACAAGCAAGCAGTTGCCCCAAGTAACCCATATTATGTTATGAACGACCAAAATGACGTATTCGTTTGTGTTCAAAACAATAAAATTGATGGCGTGGTACAAAATTCTACAGTACAACCCACCTTACAATCATCAAACCCTTATATTATTTTTGAAACTTCTGATGGATATGCGTGGAGATTTTTATATTCTATATCTGCGGCAGACGTAAGTAAGTTCGTTGCTGCTAATTTCCTTCCTGTTAAATTAGTTGGTACTCCTGGAAATGCTACTGAAACTCAACAGAAAGCAGCACAAGATGCTGCAGTATCTGGACAAATATTAGGATATGAAGTTGTATCTGGAGGAGTAGGGTATAGCGGAACAGTAACTCTTGCTGTTGAAGGTGATGGGACTGGTGCTGTCGCAACAGCAACTTTGAGTGGTGGTGCAATTTCTAAAGTAGAAGTTACAAGTATCGGAACTCCTGCAAACTTAGGTACAGGATACACTAATGCTATTGTGAAAATTACAGGAGGTTCACCAACTACTGCTGCGGTCATTAGACCCATATTTGCCTCAAAAGGCGGTTTAGGTAGTGACCCAAGGGTTGATTTACGTTCAAGTTCTATTATGTTTGTAGTAAAACCAGATGGAGCAGATGGTAGTGGAGACTTTATTATAGGAAACGACTTCCGTCAAGTAGGGTTAATTAAAAACATAACAACAGATGGTAGTACACTCTTTACTGCTTCAACAGGTCTTGCTTTAAGGAAATTAATATTAAGTGGTGCACCCACTGCAGCATTTTCTGTTGATGAAACTATAACAGATGGTACTACAGGCGCAAAGGCAGTTGTAGATGCTATATCTACAGATGGGCAAACACTAACATTCCATCAAAATGACACAACAGGTTATGGGTCTTTTGGTGTAGGTCATGGATTAACTGGAGGTGATGGCGGTAACGGAACTATTCATGGTAGTTCTCATATAACTGCAGCAGAGGTAGATATCTCAACTGGAGATGTGTTATATATAGATAATAGAGCAGCAGTAACTCGTTCAGCAGACCAAACAGAAGACATTAAAATAGTCATACAACTTTAGGATAATAGAATAATGCCAACAACTTTTACCTCAAATGTCTTTTCGTCAACATATAAGGATGACTACAAGGATAGTGATAACTATCACCGCATATTATTTAATAGTGGTCGCGCGTTACAGGCACGCGAACTCACTCAGATGCAAACAATTATACAAGAAGAGATTGGAAGATTTGGTCGTAATATATTCAAAGATGGTGCTGCCGTAAATCCAGGAGGTCCATCTCTTAATAATGATTATGAATTTGTTAAACTCGCAACAAACTCTTTAACAAATATATTAAACTCAAGTCTTATAGGATTAGAATTTACAGGAAGTAATGGCGCAAAAGCAAGGGTTCTTGAGGTTGTAGATGCAGTAGGTACTGACCCAGACACTCTTTATATACAGTACACTTCGACAAAAGATGGTGGGACTGGTGCTTCAGCAGTAAGGTTTGGTGTATCAGAAACATTATCAAGCGGAAGTACAACTCTTGTAACTGCAGGTTTAGATAAACAACCCGTTGTGGGTCGTGGTTCTAAGATTAATAATGCTTCAGGAGACTTCTTTGTAAGGGGTCATTTCGTATTCGTTAAAGAACAAGGTCTTATACTCTCTAAGTATACACAAAATCCTAGTAAAGTTATTGGTTTTAAAATAACAGAAGATATAATAACATCTACAGATACTGACGCATTATTTGATAATCAAGGAGCAACACCTAATCAAACATCTCCAGGAGCAGATAGATATAGGATTCAACTTACTTTAACAACAAGGGATGAAGTTGCTGCTAATGAAAACTTTGTTTATTACTGTGATGTGTTTGAGGGTAAAATTGTTGATCAAGTATCAGGTACAGATGATTATAATAAAATAACTGAAGTCCTTGCTACAAGAACAAAAGAAGAATCAGGAAACTATATCGTAAAAAGATTTAAGTCAAACGTTTTAGATGCTGGCACTAATCAAAGTATTACTATATCTCCAGGAGTCGCATACATAAACGGATATCGTGCGGTAACTAACAAACCAACAACTTTAACTGTATTAAAACCAAGAACAACAACAGTACTTGATAATGATATTGCTCCAGTCTCATATGGTTCATATTTTATATGTGATACCTTTGAAGGTAAGTTTGGTATAGATTCATTTGAGGTGATCAACCTAAGAGACAAAGCAGGATATACAGATAGTACAACTTTAACATTAGGTACTGCAAGAGTTCGATCAGTAGAAAAAGACGGCAGTAACTTTAAAGTCTATTTATTTGATATTAAAATGAATGCAACTAAAAATATTCGTGACGTTAAAAGTATTGGTTTATCAACAATAAGATTTGCAAACGTTTTACTAGAAAATTCTAAAGCAGTTTTAAAAGAGTCAGGTAATAATACACTCGTGTATAGCACATCTTATCCTCGTATCAAAACTATATCAAGCAGTAACTTCGAAGTTCAAAGACTTTTCACTGCCTCAACAGGCACTAATGGTGACTTCTCAATATCCGGATTAGCGACTGGAGAAACTTTTGTAAGTAGTGGTGAGTGGATAGTAACAGATACTACAACAGGAGATGTTGCGGCATCAACGTTTACAATAAATTCTCCCTTTACTTCTGCTGCTATCAATACTTCTCTTGTTAGTGGTAGAGCAGTAACAGTATTAGCAAAGGTCAATAAAGCATCAGCATCGCGTAGGAGAAAATTTCTTCGTGAAAAAACTTTATCAGTAGATTTAACACAAGGTCTATTGACAGATAGTAGAACCGGAGTGAAATATGTTGACTTACATAATACAGATATTATATCAGTATCGGAA